CGTGCCCAAAACAACCCCCAACAAGCATAATTTTTACCAAAAGGCTAAATAAAAGCAGGTCCAACAAGACCACTAACTTTAAAGGAAATTTATCATGGCTTATCTTACCCCCGTAAATGGTGATGCACAACCGGTATTTGCATTAGACGTACAAAACGGTCCAGTCGCTGCTTCTACAAGCACCGGCGGCGTTACTGGCACAGTTCAACCAGCTGGTCCTAAGCTTGACTTTGTTCGCTTTGTTGCTAACACCAGCATGGCTACTCAGTCAGGCGTACAAGAATACGTTGCCAACGTTATTCAAGCTCTGCAACAAACTTGCACAGTTGCTATGTACCAAGTTGACACAACTGCTTTGTCAATTGCATACTACCCAACTGGCGCATTTGCTAACACCACTGTAGCTTTGGCTGCTGCCAACATTACCTTCACTGGTTATCAGTTGGACAGCGCAACGTTCAATGGCTTCAAACTAGCTTCTTAATTTTTAGACTTGTTCTAAACCACCCCGGGATTAAAAACTCCGGGGTATTTTTTTGCCGTAAATATCACACGATGAAGTATATGTGCAAAACCCTTTTTGACTGCTCTCCCACCGGGATTACTGGGCATTTTCGCATAGGGCAAATCCCATTTGAAGATCAGTCTGGGCAAACAATCAACAACGTCAATGACTGGAATCGGTCAAGAAATCAACAACGAAACTTTGAAACACTGATTCAAATTATCAGCTTGCGCAGCCAGCCAGAGCGCATTCAAATGCCACACTGTGCAGATGGAGTTTGGAGTTTTAGTTTTGAAGTTGAAGCAGAAAGCACATTTGGTATTTCTGGCAACCATGATCCCTTTGCGGCGCTGTGCCAAGACTGCAACGGTGTGCCCATGTTAACTGGGTTAGACGAGCGCAGTGACATAGATCCTGTGTTGCGTCCTAATCAAAACATTTGGTTTGAAACGGTAAATAACTGATTATGACAGAAACCACAGACATTGAAAAGAAAAGTCTTGAAGCCCATGTTGAATTGTGTGCAGAAAGATACAAAGCATTAGAACTGCAAATCAGTTCAGTGCAAAAAGACATTGACGATGTCAAGGCGGTGGTCAAAGAAGTGCACGGAATTGTGCATAAAATGTCCGAAAAACGCAACAATCAATTAATTTCCTGGGGCCTGGGAATCATAACATTTTTAGCTGGCACAGTTGGCTGGCTAGTCACTCACTACGTATTAAAATGACACGAGAACAAAAGCTAGAACGCTGGGCCGAAAAGCAAATCGTAGAATCAATCCACAATCTCATTGTTGATGATGAACACGGTGGTTGGGTAGTGTTTGGGTGTTATCACCTTACCCCAACTGAGTCTAGCTTTGCAGTATACAGATACACCAGCTTGGCTGGAACTTTTAACAGCAAACGCAGTGCTATTAGCTGGTGTGTAGCAGATAAAAATAATCAACTCAACTTGGCTTTCAACATTAAGAAATTAGATGCTCAAAAAAGTCTAGTGGCAGCAGACATAGAATGTAGACGCAGTGTTGCTAACCGCAGCAGTGATCCACTTTTTCGTGAAACTGTTAAAACCAAGATTGAACCTAAAATAATTTATTACAAAAGTATTTCCGCTGAACTTGAAAAATGTATAAATTCGGCTAAATATTTACAACTTAGAGGATTCTCAAATGAAATTGCAAGAACTGGCCGCGCCTAACCCTACCAAACAAATAGCTCGTGTATTCGAGAGTTACTTTGGCAAGAGTATAACTATGGAGTCGCTTAACCGCAAACAAGCATCAGTTATGCTGACCAAGGTACGTGGGCTCATGCGTGAGCATCAAGGTACCAGCGCACGTCATTACAGCGAGCGTAACCCCAGCTATCTCAAACTGCTGATGATTGAGCAAGCATTGTCTACTCGACTGTCAGAAATGATGCCCCAATCATCAGCACTGTCTGCCCCTGCCGCGCCTGGTGCAGTACCTGCCAAACCAGGACAGCCTGCTCCTGGTTCTGCTCAGCAAATTGACCCAAAACTCAAGGTTGCACAAGACAAGCTCAAAAAAGGTCAAACACTAAGTTCTGAAGAACAGCAGTTGGTCAATACCAATGCAGCCAGTGTGGCCGAAAGTCGTTTACGCAGAGCCTATCGCATGTTGAAAGAAAGCGAAGTACAACAAGCTCAAGTTGTTCTTGCTGCTCAAGACATGGTTGACAAAATGCAAGGCATGTTGGAAGATGTTAGCGAATTGCAATTCAAAGAACTACCAGCACTTGTTGATTCAATCAAGAATCAAGTTGGTATTGACCAAGCCACACAATTTAATGCTGATGCATCAGCAGCCTTGTCTGGCTTGATGCAAAATCTACAAGGCGCCAAGCAACAACTTGATGCTGCCTTGGGTGTAGTAACTGGTACGACTCCGCCACCTGATGCTGGTATAGCTAGCCTGGGGGCTGCCCCAGCTGAGCCAGTACCACCTGAAGGTATGGAAGCAGATGTTGAAGCTGGTGCCGAAGCTGGTGCCGAAGCCGGAGCTGATGCTACTGCTGATGAACTAGATGCAGTTGCCGCACAGGCCGGTTCTCTAGGTCGTTCACGTAGATAATGTTAATACGAGAAGTTGCCGACAATACCGCAGGCACACCCAGTCCTGACAAGCTGTTGGGATTGGTAGACTTCTTGTCTGGTCGCGCTGAAGATGAATCGGCACGTAAAGAAATTAGCCAGGATGCATTTTTAAGCCTGGCTCAAAGTTTGGGTATTACAGTTACCAAACAGATGTTACCTGGGCTAACCAATCAACCTCCATTGAGCAATGTGTTGGAACCCTTGGCCCCGGGCACAGAAGATCCTATAGTTTACAAAGGTGGTGACCCTATTGATACGGCCATGCCTGTAAACAAAGCTCAAGATATTGTGGCGTCAGCAGCCAAATCGGCAGCAAAAAAGGATCGCGGAGTTTGATTGAGTCAACTAAAGGTTGGCCAAACACGTTAAATATAGTATACTGCTAACACAAAGGAGTTTTGCTATGAAACGATTTATTGCTACCCTGCTTATTTAGACTAGTTCTGTTGCATTTGCGCAACACCGTAATCCTTATGGTTATGCTACTGGGTCACCACAACAGCATCATCACCGTCATCATGGTGGCGGTTGGGGATGGGTAGCACCGGCCATAATTGGCGGTGCAGTGGTTTATGCAATTACTCGTCCACCTGTTCTTGCACAACAGCTACCAGTGATGACTACACCTCCCACAGACATAGTTTACATTGACGGTTTTGCATATCGCAAGCAATGGATCCTGGTCAACGGTGCTTATCAAGAAGTGCTGATAAGGATCTAACATGGCATACTCAGACAAAGTTGTAGACCACTATGAAAATCCCCGGAATGTCGGCTCTTTTGACAAGAGTGATACTGATATTGGTACTGGTATGGTTGGCGCACCTGCTTGCGGCGACGTAATGAAATTGCAAATCAAGGTACAAGATGGCATCATCACAGACGCAAGGTTTAAAACATACGGATGCGGCAGTGCGATTGCCTCATCCTCTCTTGTTACCGAGTGGGTTAAAGGACGAACGCTTGACCAAGCGGCAGCTCTTAAAAATTCAGAGATTGCTGAAGAACTCGCACTGCCACCAGTCAAGATTCATTGTTCTATTCTTGCTGAAGATGCTATAAAAGCCGCTGTAGAAGATTATCGCAAAAAGCATGATCTCCATAACTGATCAGGCATATACCAAAGTAAAACGACTACTGCAAGCCAAAAACTATGCTGGCATTCGACTTGGGGTAAAAACTACAGGTTGTTCAGGACTGGCGTATGTATTGGAATATGTACAAGAATACACGCCGTCAGATTCTGACATAAACTATGCCCAAGCAGACTTTGTGGTGTTAGTTGATAAGAAAAATGAAGTGTATCTCAGAGGTGTCACTGTAGACTATCTACGCCAAGGCCTTAACGAAGGTTTTGAGTTTCGCAATCCTAACGAGCGAGACCGATGCGGCTGTGGAGAAAGTTTTCGAATATAGTTGACCATTGGACTATAATTGTCTATAATTGACTATAATTATGTACAATCCAAAATTTGATTACACACCCATACCCAGGGTCACAATAGACGGTAAAAGATTCTACGCCACCCCAGATGGCAACAAACTGCCCAGCGTAACTACCATATTAGACCAAACCAAGAGTGAAGAAAGCAAGGCTGCCTTGCACAACTGGCGGCGTGCAGTGGGCGCAGAACGAGCACAAGCCATCACAACAGAAGCTGCCAATCGCGGCACCAGAATGCATACCTATCTTGAAAAGTACATTCGTGAAGGTGCTATACCTGCTCGTGGATCTAACCCGTTTAGTTGGCCCAGTCATATCATGGCAGAAGAAGTGATCAACAAAGGCTTGGTCAACGTTAACGAATTTTGGGGCATCGAAGTTCCCTTGTACTTTCCGGGTGTGTATGCTGGCACAACAGACGGTGCAGGTATTCATTTAAATGAAGAATCTATCCTGGATTACAAGCAAACCAACAAGCCCAAAAAGCGAGAATGGATTGACGATTACTTTGTTCAGTTGTGTGCATACGCAGAAGCTCATAACGAAATACATGGCACACGTATCCGAAAAGGCGTTATTTTGATGTGTGTAAAACCAGACTTGGACGAAAATCACAACATTGTGGGCCAGCCCAAATATCAGGAATTTGTGCTGGAAGGTGCAGAATTTGAAAAATATCGCACCATGTGGTGGAAAAAGGTCGAACAGTACTACATGCTAAATATGTGATACCTCAAGGAATCACACTGTGGCAATTG